CCTAATCTTTCACATCCACAAAATGGGGAATAGGTAAAAATGGCGGGTAGACCAAGGCTCCCAAACGAAGTCGCGAAAGTCACAGGCGCGATTGCAAAAAACGCGGGCCGGTTTAAGGATCGTGCCAAGCCAAAGGTGCTTTCGCTAGGCACAGCGCCCAAGCATTATGACGAAATGCAGGTCGAAATCTGGGATGAATTCAACGCTGACTTCCCTTGGCTTGGAAGGTCTGACCGCGCGCTTGTAAGGCTGGCTGTTGACCTTCAAATGATGATTAACAGCGGTGAAGCGCCCGTATCGGTTTATGCTCAAATGCGTTTGCTGTTGTCGTCTATGGGCGGTACGCCTGTTGACAGGTCTAAGGTTGCCGCGCCTGATGATGACGACGCAGACCCGATGGAGGAGTTTTTGAATTGACTGACCCATGCACCCAATACGCCAAGGACGTCGAGGCTGGCCGCATTGTGGCGGGGCCGCATGTTCGGGATGCCTGCAAGCGGCATCTTGACGACTTGGTGACTGGTCCAGATCGCGGGCTTTTCTGGGATACGGAAGCGGCGGACAGGTTCTATCGTTTTTGCAGCGGTATCCTTCGGCTATCCGAGGGGCAGTTTGATGGGACGCCGTTTGATCTGGAGCCGTCGCAGAAATTTATCTGCGGTTCGCTGTTCGGGTGGAAGCTGGCCAAGACTGACAAGCGGCGATTTAGGCGCGCATACATTGAGCAGGGCAAGGGCAACGGCAAGTCCCCTATGGTTGGCGCTATAGGCCTCTATGGACTTGTTGCTGATGGCGAGGCTGGGGCGCAGGTCTACGCGGCGGGCGCTACCAAAGAGCAGGCTGGCATCTTGTTCCGTGACGCGGTGGGCATGGTGGACAAAGCGCCATCGCTTGATAAGATCGTAAAGCGAAGCGGCGGGCCGGGGCGCGAATATAACCTTGCGCATATGAAGAGCCGTTCTTTCTTTAGGCCAGTATCGCGGGAAACAAAAAAGACTGGTTCTGGACCGCGACCGCATTTTGCATTATGCGATGAGGTGCACGAACATCCTGACGGCGGCGTGATCGAAATCCTTGAGCGCGGGTTCAAGTTCCGCGAGCAGCCATTGCTTATCATGATTACAAACAGCGGGTCTGATCGTCAGAGTATCTGTTGGATGGAGCGGAAGCACGCTGTCAAGGTTGCGGCGCAGGATACGGATGACGACACTACTTTCAGCTATGTTTGCAGCCTTGATCTGGATGATGATCCGTTTGAAGATCCGTCATGCTGGATCAAGGCCAACCCCCTGCTTGGCGTTACGATCACGCACGACTATTTGGCTTTGCAGGTCAAGCAGGCCAGGGACATCGCAGCCAAAGCAAACGGCATTAGGCGGCTGCATTTCTGCCAGTGGACTGACGCGGAGAGCGCATGGATTAGCCGTGCCATGTGGTCAACGGTAGAGGACGCAAGCCTAAACATTGATGACTTTGCGGGCGAAGTTTGCTATGCGGGGTTGGACCTTTCTGCCAAGACGGACTTGACCGCAAAGGCGCTGATTTTCAATGATGGCTTTGCGGATGATGGCAAGCCCAAGTTCGCGGCGTTCGTTCATGGCTACACACCAGAGGAAACACTGCGAGCAAGGGCCGAGCGTGACGGTGCGCCCTATGACTTGTGGGTTAAGGCTGGGTTTTTGACTGCAACGCCGGGGAAAAAGACACGTCTGGACTTTGTTGCGCAGGATTTAATTGACGATTCCGACCGCTTTGAACTGGATTTTGTGGCATATGATAACTTTCTGATAGCTGATTTTGAGGCTGTCTTGGATGATATGGGCGCAAGCTTGCCGATGCTGGACCATCCGCAGGGGTTTAATAAGCGCAAAAGGACAACGTCAGACGGCGAAGAAATCCAATTATGGATGCCAGGTAGCGTTGATGAGTTGGAAACTTTGATCATGGATGGCCGCATTAGGGTGCATATTAACCCGGCCTTGCAAACTGCGGTGGCTTCTGCTACATTTGACACATCGCCAGCGGACTTGCGGCGTTTTACGAAACACAAGGCGACGGGGCGGATTGATATGGCGGTTGCGTTGGCGATGGCAGTAGGAGCCGCAACGGCACGCACAAGCGGTGCGGAAACGTCGCCTTGGGATGATGAAAGTTTCACGTTGGACGTTCTTTAATGGGCATATTCAGCCGCAAAGAAAAGCCGGAAGCGCGCGAAATATCCGTGCCGCAATCCGCGCCAAACTTTCTTGAGATTTTCGGCGTAAAGACCGAGGCCAGCGTGTCTATGGAAGATGCGATGGGCGTCCCCGCTGTCTGGGCTGCAATCAATTTCATTTCAGGAACCATCGCCGGGTTGCCGCTGCATGTTTACGAACACAAGGGCAGCGGCGAAAAGGTTAAGGTAAAAGACACGGGCGCGAATCCTGTCGTTAGCGTTCTGCATGGCGCGGTAAATGACAGCCTGTCGTCATTCCAGTGGCGCTTTGATACGTTTGTTGCCGTGCTGTCAGAGGGCCGTGGGGTCAGCTATATCGAGCGCGACGATCTTGGCCGCGTTGCAAACATTTACCCGATCCCGAATGTCACGGTTAAGCGCGACGCAAACGGGCGCAAGATTTATTCGTCAGAGGGTGCTGGCCGGAAAGTTTATTACGATCAAAGCGACGTTCTTGACCTGACGTTTATGCTGAAAAGCGACATGATAACGCATCGCAGCCCGTTGCGGCAGTGCGCCGTTGCTATTGGCAAGGCAGTGAATGCGAATGAATACGGGTCCAAGTTGTTTAAGAACGGTGGGCTTCCTGCCTTTGCTTTGACTGGTCCGTTTGGTGGCGGTAAGGCCGCAATGCGGGCAAGTGCTGACATTGCGGAGGCGACAAAGCGGGCGGCAAAAGAGGGCGGCAACGTCTTGGCGATCCCGCTCGGTCACGAGTTAAAGCCGCTTTCATCTGATCCAGAAAAAATGCAGCTTGTTCAGGCGCAAGAGTTTTCAGTAATTGAGATTGCGCGGATTTACAGCTTGCCGCCTACTTTCTTGCAGGACTTATCGCGGGCAACGTTCAGCAATTCCGAGCAACAGGATTTGCACTTGGTAAAACACACCTTGAAGCGTTGGGTTGAGCAGTTCGAGGCTGAAATGAACCTAAAGATTTTTGGGCGCGGCTCTAAGCGTTTCGCAGAGTTCAACGTCGATGGTTTGTTGCGCGGTGATTATCAGACGCGGATGAACGGCAATAGCATTGCCATCCAGACAGGCCAGCTTACGCCAAACGAGGCACGGGCCGCAGACAACCGCCCGGCGATGGACGGCGGCGACAGCCTATTTATTCAGGGCGCTACGGTGCCAATTACACAATCTGGCGAGGTGCCTACAGATGACGCGTGAAATTCGCGGCGGCATTCCCGCTGAAATAACTCAAGGCGACGACGGCATTCTTGTCGAGGGTTACGCCGCTGTCTTTGGGGAAGAGACAAACATTGGCGGCATGTTCCGCGAGGTTATTGAGCGCGGCGCATTCACTGATGCAATCGGGCGTGATGACGTTGTGTTTTTGATTAACCATGACGGGTTGCCGCTTGCGCGCACAAAGTCAGGCACATTGACGCTTTCACAGGACGATCACGGCCTAAAGATCAGTGCGCGTCTTGATAAAGACGATCCTGATGTGCGGGCTATTTCTGGCAAAATGAAGCGCGGCGACTTGGACAAGATGTCATTCGCGTTTTATCCAGAGGTGCAGGAGTGGGACGAAAGCGGCGACTTGCCGTTGCGTCGCATTAAGCGGGCCGCGCTTGATGATGTTTCTATCGTTACACGCCCTGCATATGACGGAACAGAGATTGCATTGCGTAGTTTAGCATCTTCGCGTAAAGTGTCAGAAAGCGCACAAGAATTTCGGCTTAGGCTAAAGCGTAAGTTGATACGATAACAGCGGTTCCCGTTGTTTGCCCCTTTAGGCCCTTGGGCAAGGTCATTTTAGGAACGCCGTGAGGCGTCCCGTCCCATAGATGGAGGCCAGTCATGGCTACACTTAGAGAACTGCGGGAACAGGCAGCACGCACGCTGACCGAGGCCCGTTCGATGCTTGATGGCATTAGCGACAAAGCGACGCCAGAGCAGCGCACCGAAGCAGAGCAATCTGTTGACCGCGCGCTTGACGAGATGTCGCAAATTGAAGCACGCACCGAGCGCATGGAAAAGCTGGAAGCCCATGAGAAGCGCATGGCGTCCGCAAATGAAGCTGACGAGCGTTCGCGCCGTGAAAACCGCCGTCCCGGAATGGACCCTGCGGAAGTCACAACTGGCGGTGATATTGATTACCGCACTGCGTTTCATCAGTACCTTCGCGCACAAGGTCAAAAGGGCGAAATGTCGGCAGAGGCGCGTTCGGTTCTTAACGCTGGTTACAAGAACGTTGAGACTCGCGCACAGACAACCGCAGACGCGGCTGGCGGGTACACAGTGCCAACCGAACTGCTAAACGTCCTGGTCCGCTCTATGGCCGCTTGGGGTCCGATGTACTCAGAGGATGTCGGCACAGTGCTGACAACTAACGGCGGCGGAGCGCTGACAATGCCGACGGTCAACGATACTGCGGTCACTGCCGTTGCATCGTCCGGCGAGGCTGTCACGCTTGTTGACGATGGTGGCAAAGATGTGACGTTTGCTGAAAG